GAAAACTCTAATAATGACTATTATTTATTAGATGTATGTTCTAATAGTTTTTACAATAGTTTTAATAATGATGGATTAACAGTTGAAGCATTAGAAAGTTTAGTATATGATACAAACTATAGTATAGCATTATCATATAAAATATATGATGAAGTGGATGTAAGCATTAATTTTAATATGTTGGCTTCATTCTACATTTTACCAATATATCTTAATAATATTCCAATATATAGAAGAATTAATAATATTTATAGCACAGAGTACAACTATAATACTGGCTCATATAGCATAACTAATAATGGAATTATAAGTGAAATAAGTATTAATGCTATTAGCACTTCAATCTATGGGAATTATAATTATAGCTCAAAGACAATACTAAATGGTTTACATAGCAACAGTTACTTGCTTGACTTAAATGACTATTTTGATATTAATCTAGTTGCTAATCGTTTTCAATCAGTATCAACAGATTTTACTACAAATAATATTAATCCAAATAATTTGATTTATAAACTAGTTGATTTAAGTTATAATAATAACAAATTTTCTCTAATAAATATTGAGACATCTTATAATATTGTTTATGATAAAGTTAATATAACAATACTAAATAGCATGCAAATAAAAGTGTTTTGTTTACATTTTAAATTTGTCTACTTGTTTACTATTTTAAATAGAATATGGAATAAAAGATATACTCCAAAAATTATTCCTTATAATATGACTGATAATATACAAATATATTCAGATTTTTATAGAGATTATAATTTTACAAATACTTCTTTTAAGAGCACGTTAAACACTTCAGGTATAACTCTTTTATATAGAGAGCTAATAAATAGCATAATAGGCTATATAACTATTTACAATGATTTAATTGCAAATTTTGAATTATTTATAAAAATTGTAATTGTCATAAATCCAATTTATAGTACTTATACCTTTAACACACTTATATTAGCTCAATTAATGGAAGACATTAATAAACTTGTAGAAAATGTTGATACTATTATTTTAAGTGAAGTAAGCAAGTTGCAAGATAGTTTGTTATTGCCTGATTCAACTATTTTTACTGAGTATAATGATATAAATAATATAGAATATACTTTGTCCAGTTTTTTTATGTTATATAATATAAGTCAAATAAGTATTTACAGGTGGAACCCGACTTTTAATACCAATTATATTATTAGTGTAATTAATTATCCTAATTTTACCAACATGTTTGATATAACTAATTTAAATCCAACCATCTTTTTGACTAATTTTAAATATAACTTGAAATCACTAACTGACTATTTTAATGAAGTAAGTACTGAAAACAGCAATGGAGGATTACAAGTATCAATTAATAATAATAGTAATATAGATTTGCAATTAGCTAGCGTAACCAATTTTACCCAATTTATTGAAAAAATTACGTCACTTTTAAATCATTTAGCTCCGTTAATAAATAACTATAATGCATTTGAAGTAGCTTCAAACAATATTAGGTATATTAATAATGATTTTGAACTCACTGGTTCGAAAATATTAATATATAGTAATTTATCAAATAACATTAATATTAAGTTTAATATAAAATATAAATCTAACTTTTTTAGCTATATTGACATTTCAACTATTGATTTAGATATTATTATACCAGATTTAACTCCTCCAACATTAACATTTAAAAATAATGATTTTAGTTTTAATCAAAATGACTTTATTGATAGCTCTATTAATAGTGTAATAACAAACTTAATACGTGATGTAAGTTATATTGATTTAAATCAAAGTTATGATTTAAGTATTAATAATACTTATTATAGTTATTATACAGATGTAACAGATGTCATTTCCTCTAATAATATACAAAATTCTTTGGTTTCAATTGACTTCCCATCAACAAATTTGGATTTTGGAACAAATATGTCACTGTTTATTGATATTTTATATACTGTAAAAGATAATGCAAATAATATTAATACTATTATTCGCAAATTAATTATTAATAAGTCAGACGATGGTCCTAAATTTTTTTATTTTAATAATGGAAGTGTTTATGAAAAATTAAGCAGACTAAATCCAATACATAAACTTACAATAGATGAAAATATAACTATTGAGAAATTTAAAGCCGAACTCACAAATTTTATAGTAATAATTGACCCACGATTGGCGTTATCCAATAGTTATTTGACTAATACATCTATTGGTGTAAGTGAATTTGAAGTTTTTTATAGTAGGTCAGTACTAGATATTAATGTTATTAACATTTTTGATTTGTCAAATAGCGCAATTAAATATGCTAGTTATGATGTAACTAATAACAAATTTATGAATTCTGATGGACAAGAATTGGCGAATAGCAGCAAAATCATTTTAAGGGTTGGAAGTTATAATTTAATTTATATAAGCAAAACAAGCTCAATAACCAATCGTAGTAATAGTGAAAGCAGAATATTAACAATAAAAGAAGTTATTGTTATAGAAGAAACAGCTATTCCAACGCATTGTTGTTATCCTAAAGTTGAATATAAACCCGGGCTACCAAGCAATTATACATCTGGTTCTCAGAACTCAACTGTTATGAAACGTGCTAAATATATTATTAATAGAAATAGGTAACATATAATATTTAAAAAAGGATTTAAAGCAACCAAAAAATAATATTTAAAAAAGGATTTAAAGCAACCAAAAAATAATATTTAAAAAAGGATTTAAAGCAACCAAAAATAATATTTAAAAAAGGATTTAAAGCAACCGCAAATAATATTTAAAAAAAGGATTTAAAGCAACCGCAAATAATATTTAAAAAAAGGATTTAAAGCAACCAAAAATAATATTTAAAATTGATAATTTTAATTCTTATTATTAATAGTGTTAATAATAAGAATATTAATAAAACGATTATGAATTTTTCTAAGAATGAAATTAAAGTATATAATAATAGCGAACTAATATTATATCAACAAGTTCATTTATACCTATTAGTTTCTGAATTAGCAGAAATTAAAAGTTTATTAACATTATTTAATAAACATGAAACACAATCCAAATTGCATAGCAAACAAAAATTATATGAAAAATATGAAAGAAAATTAACAGAAAAAATTAATAATAGCAAACGATTATTGAAAAATACCAAAATTCGTTTATCTAATAATATAAATAAATGTATGAATAAGGCTTAAATTTAGAACATAATGTTCTATATCATTGGTTCTAAACTATCAATATTAAAAAGCGCACTAGTGTTATTTATTTTTTTCTTGGCAATTTGATATTTTTCAAATAATGGATTTTTCAAGACATTTTGGGGTGTATGCTTATGAACAATGCGAGCTATCATTTTATATAGCTTAAAATCTGGATATCTCTCTGAACCGTCATTTTTATACAGTATATTTTTATTTTTGTCGTCATATACCCATTCTATTATTATTTTTTTAATAGAGGACTTAATTTTTTTTATGTTGTCTAAATCTTCAATAAAATAATCAAATAAACTGCACCCTAATCTGCATAAATCAAAGCTATAATTAGGGTCAATTCTGGGCTTATTTTCATTAAAATAAGGTTCACAATTATATTGGGTACTAGCATCCCCATCCTCTGAATAACTATCACTGCATATGAATTTATCTTTGAATCTATAAATAGCTCGACCAAAGTCTATTATTTTGTATATTTTACCAAATGTTGGTACTTTATAATGAATATTGTTGTATTTATAATATAAATACTTTTTCTCTGTAAAAACATATACAATATTGTTAGTATGAAGGTCATTATGAGTAAAATGAAATACTTTTTGGTACGTTATTAGTGTAAATAAAATTTGTAAAACAATTGACTCCCATTCGGCATCAGTTATTTTTTTACTTAAAATATAGGAATCAAGAGTATCTTCGCAACATTCTAAGACTATCATTTTAACTGGAAACTTGTTAATAGTACAATCAATATTATCATACATTGAATTGTTAGAACTTAAACCTTCACTGTCTGTATTTGACATTGCTGATTCGTTGCTAGTACTTGAACATATTGAGCCAGTATTTGAAGATCTAGAAGAACAAGTTTTTTCTGAATTATTTGTTTCATTAATGCTTGTATTTATAGCACTTGATTTATGTGAATTTTTTTCTATAATATTTAAATTTTCATATGTTAAACTGAGTTTGCTTTCTTCATCGTTCACACTAGTTATATAGTTTACACTTTCTTCATTATTTAGATTCTCTTCACAGTGTACACTTTCTTCACAGTCTACACTTTCTTCGCAGTCTACACTTTCTTCATTATTTAGATTCTCTAGATTCTTCAGATTCTTCAGATTCTCTTCACATGCTATGTTTTCTTTGTTTTCTTCACAAGTATCTATAATACATAAATCTAATGCATCATCAGTCAATGGATTACTTATATTTAATAATAATGTTTTCTTATTTTTCTTTGTATTGTTGAAAAAATACTTTATTTTGTCATTATCTTCTAAAAAAAAGAGAGAATTTCTATGGCTGTGAAAATAGTCTGATTCGGCTAAATATTCTATATCTTCTGATACATCCAATTTATAGTTATTTTTTATTCCTAAAAATCCACCATAATAATTTATTCCATTGTAAAAATTATAGTCATTTAGTAAGCAACTTGATAAAAATGAAAAAAAACCATCAATATATGCTGAATTGTTTGGATCACAAATTTTCTTATATTTTTCTTTATACTCTTTATTATTAGGATTAATATTAATATTAGATGAATTAAATTCATATGCTTCACTATATTTGGGTAATTCTAATATGTTATAACTATTATCATATTTTCCAAGCATATATTTGACTGGATCAATTAAGGGACTAAATTTAACAAATATTTTTGCTTTTTGTTTGTTATTACTGCAATCTAACACTGTTGCAACAAATTTATTATAGCTCTCTTTTTCCAAAATAGAGTCAAGTTTGATTTTATTATTTAAATTTATAGAATTATAATTAGTATTATTTAATTGAAAATAATAGTCGTACAACGGTATATAATTTTGAATAGCTTCTAAATCTAAATAATCTTCTTTGTTAATTGCTTCAAATAGTTCTTTATTGTTATTTTTTCTATAATTTAATTCCATTTAATTAATTAATTATAATAATTTTTTTAATATATAACACAATTTAAATATTTATTAATTAGTTTAATTAATAGTTAATTAGTTTAATTAATAGTTAATTAGTTTATTAGTTTATTAGTTTATTAGTTTATTAGTTTATTAGTTTATTAGTTTATTAGTTTATATAGTACAAAGAAGATGTTAGCAAATAAGTCTTTTTTCTAAAAAAGGCAAATATAGTAATAAGTAAAATGCATAATAAATCATTATTAAATTTATGCTCCAACACCAAATGCTTCCTGCACTACCATCATTTATAAAATTTACAGCAACAACTAATAAACTAACTATACCAAATATAATTCCAAACCATATTTTTTCATAAAAAAATATAAATAAAAGAAAAAATAACCACATTAAGAAATTAAATGGATTTACACCAAAAAATTTCCAATTTAAGTGTCCACGCTTACTTACTACTGTATGAATATGTTTAGTAGAGAATTTATATATTGAAAATGGAATCACAAAAAATAAATATATCATTATTAGTAAATTTCGCAATTGTTTATTTTTTAATATCATCAAACTTGCGACTGGTTGTATAAGTATTAAAAGTATTCCAAATATAGAAAAAATATTATTATACACTTTATTATTAATGTTTCTCCAAATAAAAAACTCAATAAGTTGCATAAATATGAAAGATGCTAAAAAAAGATAAATGTATGGATTATTTAGTTCTTGAATTTTATATTTGGTATACTCATTATTATAAATAATAAGTAATAATACAAAACTACTAAATAAAAAGGTATTTAATGAAACATGTTCATTCCAACACATATTATATAATAAAATAATATATTAATAAAATAATATATTAATAAAATAATATATTAATAAATTTATTAGTTAATTAGTTTAAATATAAGTATATTTAATATAACTATTAAATAAGTAATTAGCAATGACATTAGAATTAAAAAAATTTGAAATTAAATCAATCAGTTTTAGGCCAGATGAAAATAAAGGTCCTGTTATTGTTTTAATAGGTCGGCGTGATACTGGCAAATCTTATTTAGTACGTGATTTACTTTACTATCATCAAGATATACCAATTGGAACTGTTATTAGTGGAACAGAAGCCGGTAATGGATTTTATGCTGAACATGTCCCTAAACTATTTATTCACGATGAATATAATACTGCGATTATAGAAAATATTTTGAAGCGACAAAAAACAGTAATGAAACAAGTCAAAAAAGAAGTAGAAGTTTATAAAAAATCTAATATTGACCCTCGGGCATTTGTAATATTGGATGACTGTTTGTTTGATGCAACTTGGACTAAAGATAAAATGATGAGATTGTTATTTATGAATGGGCGCCATTGGAAAATAATGTTGGTCATCACTATGCAATATCCTTTAGGTATTCCCCCCAATTTGCGCACAAATATTGATTACGTTTTTATATTGCGTGAGCCATACATAGCAAATCGGCGGCGTATATATGAGAATTATGCTGGTATGTTTCCTACATTTGAAAGTTTTTGCCAAGTTATGGATCAATGCACCGAAAATTATGAATGTTTAGTAATTAACAATAATGCTAAATCAAATAAGTTGCATGACCAAATTTTTTGGTATAAAGCAGACCATCATAAAACATTTAAATTAGGGTCAAAAGAGTTTTGGGAAATTAGTAAAAATTTAGACTCTGATAATGAAGAAGAAATGTATGACCCAAACATAAGAGATAAGAAAAA